TAGATCCATTCATGGGATCAGGAACTACTGCTGCGGTTGCAAAATCACTTGATAGATATTATCTTGGGTGTGAATTGCATTCTGAATATGATGAACTGATCAAGAAAAGAGTCAATGAAGTTACAGATAATAAAACCAGTCGATCGCCCCTAGACCAGTTGATATAGTGTCACAACCCCCTTGACTTGGGGGTTTTTTCATGTCATACTATATTCATAGTTAAGAGATTTATGAACCTTCGTCCCCATCAACAACGTGCATTCGATGCTATGCAAAGCAACAATGCAGGTCAAATTATTGTACCTACTGGTGGTGGTAAGACTTATATCATGATCGCTGATGCAATCAATCAACTAAAGTCTGGTCCTAAGACTATTGTTGTGGTTGCTCCTCGTATTCTTCTCGCTAATCAATTGTGTGAAGAGTTCATGGAGTTTGTGTCTGCTACATGGACACATGTATGTCATGCTCATAGTGGTGAAACTCATTACTTCAGTAGCACTAAGAGTGATAAGATTGCTCTATTCAACAACACTTCTCGTGCTGCTGGTGAGAGTTGCATTATCTTTACAACTTATCATAGTCTTCAGCGTGTTGTAGATAGTGGTATTGATATCGATACAATTTATTTTGATGAAGCACATAACGGATGCGGTCGTCACTTCTTTATTGCACTTAGTCAAGTAGTTGAGACCGCAAAACGTCGTTATTTCTTTACTGCTACTCCGCGTGTTGGTCGCGGTCAGAGTGTTGCTCGCGGAATGAATAACACAACTATTTGGGGTGGCGTACTTGAGAATGTTCCCGCTCAGGAACTTATCGCTGCAGGTGCAATTGTTCCACCTAAAGTTGTACCTTTTGAAACTAATCGCGTTCGCACTAAGCACAATGCACATGATGTTGATGCTGATAACCTCAAGGATATGTTTGATCAATTGAATGTATTCCAGAATCCTAAAGTGTTGGTTGCTGCTCCATCTTCTAAAGTTCTTGGACATATGCTCGGACAAACTGATATTCTTGACTACTTCTATCGCAAAGGTTATGACGTGATGCACATCACCTCTAAGTTTGGTGCTATCATCAACGACAAAAAAGTTGGTCGTGAAGAATTCTTCCAAACACTTCAAACATGGGGTGCTGATGATACTAAAAAGTTCGTGATCTTTCATTATTCTATTCTTAGTGAAGGTATCAATGTTCCTGGTCTTACTCATACAATTTTGCTCAGGAACTTGCCCATCATTGAAATGGCACAAACTATTGGACGTGTTATCAGAGTTCACAAAGATGATCGTGCTGCTGTTGCTGAGGGTAAAATCCCTGCAGGTGCATTTCATCTTTACAAGAAATCTGAAGGTGTTGTAACTATGCCTACAGGTTACAAAATGGGTAACGCTATTGCTCAAAGGTTGCAGAATGTTGTTAATCAAATATTCTTGGAGGGTGTTCCCCCTCTTGCCTACTGCTAATGTGCCAGTTTGGGAAGTGTACACCATTTCCCCCATTGGACCCAAAATCGTGTATTATTAAATAGTTAAAGCAAAGCACATGACCATCACCGAACGAAATCGAAAACTCTACGATCTTCGCGTAGAACTTGACAAAAAACGTATGGAACTTGCTTGGGTTGAAACTCAAATACATGCAGTTAATGCAGAGTATGATGCAGAGCATCGCGATACACCATTGTTTGAAGAAATGTTCGGAGGTTGATTAATGGAAACTACCACACAAACATATCTCGTTAGACTCTACGATGAGTTTACGATGATGCAAGTCACTCGCACATTGCCCACTAAACCAAAAACATCTAAGGGCATTAAAGCACAAAACAATAGAGTCCTTAAATGGGCGCAAGAAACTTATCCTAATCAAATTCGTTACGAGGTTGAAGCACTAAAATGAGCAACTTTGAAGCATTACAACTCAGCAATGAAATTCAGGAACAAATTGAAGTTGTTGGTGAACTTTGGGATCTAACTGATTTTGAAGTGACCGCATTATGTGGTATTGTTTCGGATGCATTCGCATCGCGTGGTGTAACAATGCAACAAACACTAGGAGATCAAAAATGAAAAACAATAACATCGAAGATGTAACAAACTCACCTCATGATTGGGAGGATTTTTGGTATTTCTCTGAAGAACTTGGTCTTTCATATCAAGTTGGTGAGGAAGAAATGCTAGAGGAATTAATGTCTGAACGTCCAGAATTTAAGCGTCCTCGATCTAATTACGTTGATGATGTTATCAATGGTAAAAATAACATCTGCAAACGTGAATCACCATTGTCAGAGTGACAGTTGACAAGGTGGCACACACCCGCTTGCAATTGCCCTGAAAATGGGGCATACTATAAGAGTCAAACAAAGCACACCAATTTTTTCTAAATGTCCACTAATTCACGAATCGGTATCAAAGTTGCAGAAAATGCAATTGTTTCAGTTTATCATCACTGGGACGGTTATCCTGAGTGGTTGGGAAAAGTTTTGACTGAGCAATATAACAATATTGAATCAGTTACTGAACTAATTGATGGTGGTGATATGTCATCATGTTGGTCAGATAATGTTTATGACTTTGAAAAGCAGCAATTTGTAAAACGTGACCCACGTCCAGAATATTATGCTGATCGTGGTGAAGATTGCCCGCCAAAAATGGCAGAAAGTATGACTGAATATCTTGATCAGTGTGACAACTGTGGTGCAGAATTCGCATATGTTTTTGATAAGGGTGAATGGTTCTGTTATGTTGCTGATGACTACAACGGCAACAAAGGCACCTTAATTGATATGGAAGAGAGATTCGCTAAGATGGAGGACAGTTGATAAAGTGGCACAAGGACGGTTGATTCCGTCCTTTTTTATGTCATAATAATAGTATAGCAATCAAGGAACACATGAAAAGACAATTCACAAAGACTCAAATTCTCGATCAGTTCAAATACAATTTGAAGGTTGAGATTCTTGCAGGCAGAATTTCAAAGACAGATAAACCTGCTATTGCAATGTCTTGGAATGTGTTCACTGATGGGTTACATCGTGATGGTTATATTACTGACTGGCAAGTCAACAATTGGACCAACCCATTTTACGCTTAATCATGCAACTTACAGAAACTTTATTCAACAAAATTATGTCCTGCAATTCAAACACCGAAATTATGGAATATCTCTTTGAGCAAGTCTTAGAAGAGTTTCCTGACATTACTGAAGATCAAGCAGCAAGTCTAGCATCTGCAAGATTTTGGGAGTTAGCACAATGAAAAGATTCATTCAGTCAATACAATTTGATTTTACAAATCATTTTGGCAATCCATATACAAATACATCTAAAGATCAGCAAGAAGAGATTATTGCCGATGCTAAAAATGTATTGTGGGATGCATCAACTGTAAACCAGTTAAAAGAACAATTAGAAATTACATATGGTTATAAAGTAATTCAAGTTATATCAGATTTTTATCTTCCAGTTGAGTATGTGTGACAGTTATCAAACTGTCCACTAATCTCCCCACGGTCCCCAAAATCGTGTATATTAAAAGAGTCAAACAAAGGAGCATCAATGCAACTCACTAATTCCGCCGTCATCGTTGACTATTTTCCTGAAGCATTCATTGCTGAATCATGTGAAAAGAAGGGGATGAAAGTTGTAGTAAAACGTTTTTCAAAACGTGTTACTTTCCGTGCTAATGGTATGAAGTCTTATAGTGTAATTACTTTTACAGATTTCAAACATGAAATTGCATCAAGAATTGCAAAGGGTGCTGAGGTTACTGCATTTAATACTGATAAAATGCCATCTAGTGAGTATATGCCAATGGCGTGTGTAGGTTGAGAAACTGTCACACTAGGACCCTATTCTAGGGTCCTACCCATTATAATAGTAGTATACAAACAAAGAAACAAATGCCAAACATTTCACTCTCAGAATTCCAAGACATCAAAACAAAAAGAGATCAAGATGTTAAAGACGTTGCATTTTATGCTCAGGAATTGTGCCATCGTTTAGTATGTCAAATGACTGACTATAAAGTGAACATGCTAACAAAAAATTCAATTAGATTCTCTCAGGGTGATAGTGTACTGGGCAAACGTGATGACCTAAGTGATTATGCTAAAGAGCAATTAAAAGAGATCGAAGTCAACGGAATTGAAGATAAGTTCACACTTAAGAATGGACGTAAGTATATCAAACTTATTCATTCTGATCGTGGTGGACATGGTTCAGTTCACGCATTTATCGACAAAGTAACTGGTGACGTGTATAAACCAGCATCATGGAATAAACCAGCGACTCACGTCCGTTATAATCTTTTGAATGAAGATTCACGCCGTGAATGTTTCGCTCGTGCAGATTGGGCGGGTGGTTATCTCTATATGAGATAATTACCTCAATCATTTTTGTAAACTTCGCTTTAATCAAATGCAAATTATTGAAACTGATCACCACATTATCGAATTTGAAACTAAAAGGGATAAGAAGATCATGATGCAAGAATGTGAAAAATTAGGTGTCAATTTGGATTATTATTTGTTTGAGTTTGATTGTACTGAAGAAGTTGAAGAATGGGATCCACAAAGTGACACTTACTAAAGTGTCCACTATTGGTTGTAATTGTCCATAATATCCCTTATTATAATAATAGTTAAGCAATCAACCATTATGGACAAAACTCAAACAATCATGAACAGAATCGTTCAGGTAGACAACTTTCAAAATATGGCATGTTGTTGTGCTAATTGGAAAGAATTTGTTGAAGAGTTAGCAGAATGGGGTGTAGATGGATGCGCTAAAATTGACTTCGATGATGCTGATTTAGATGTTGCTAAATTAGATGCATTCATTAAAGCAGAAAATGGTTATGTAAGGGAGGTTGCATAATCATGAATGATCAGAAATTTCAAGCAGCATATTCTAACATGCTTCGCAGTTACTCATTCGGCAGACATTTTTGGTTAGATGAAGAAAACCGTTTTTGTAGTTGTCCAACATTTGAGAATGGAAATCCTGATCTAGATCATATTGATTATGTTTCAGATTGGACCGATTTAGATGATGTTAATCTTGATCAATTATTTTTTATTCATGCTCACCTAATTAGAAACTATGATCAAGCATAATCACAATGTCCCGCTAATTGCAACTACTCTTGTGACAGTGGTATTAGTGGCACATACTTACATCAATTCTACATTATTACCCATTATAATAAGTACATAACACACAAAACATTATGAGCAATTACGAAGCACTTTTAACTCTCATCGGTGACATTAACAATTCATTTTCTCATATTGAAGATGAGAATGCCGCCGCTATATGTGACGGTGATATGAAACTTTTAGATAAAGCAGTTAAGAGATTCAAAACAACTGTATGGTCGAACCAGTTGGATTAGTGGCACATACTAACACATATCCACACTATTATCCTTTATAATAAGTACATAACACACAAACAACATGATCAACAACTTACACGATTTCATTCTTTACATCTGGGACTTCTATGGTTCTGATGGTTTATATCCTATAGAGGGATTACAGAAACAACACATTTTTGATGCTTTTGAAATATACAAAGAAAGACTTCAAAAAGGTGATTTAGAATATGCACATTATTCATGGGGTTATGGTGATAGTTTGGACCGTGAAAGAATGAGAGAAATCATACTAGAATTCAACCTAAACAAAATGGAGGTAGTCTAAAATGAAAGCGAAAAAAGGGTTTAACATAGAACTAACAACTGGTCAATTTGATCATCTTTGTGAGTTAGTAATGGATGCATATAATAGAGGATACGATCAAAAAACAATGGTAGATACGCAAACATTTGATAATATGAGCGATGCAATTTGTAACGCAAAGGAGACTTATCTCTCATGATTAAAATAGAACTAACTAGGGCACAATTTGATGAACTTTACACGGCGGTGAAAGTGTATCCTGATCTAAAAGTTATTATGGATAAGTACGCTAAAAAGTATAAACCAGTAAAACTAAATCAACCTGACTGGGAGGACACTTGACAAACTGGCACAAGACCCCTTGATTTTTCCCGATTTTTATGCCATACTATTAGTATGAATCAAACTTACGAAATCACCTGTCCCGCCACTGGCGAAACCGAATTTACAACAGACTTAGATCGCGCTATGGATCTTTGTTATTCAATGTCCGAAGATCAAACTCAGTACGCATGTATTAGAGACACATTCGGCAATGTCATCGGTGAATATGGTGACATCATGGACGCCGTGGATCGCGGTCTAGTGTGACAGTCAACAAAGTGGCACACGCGGGGTCGCATCCGCGTCGTGGTCCACTATAATAAGTACATAACAAACAAACAACCCAAACAACATGAGAAAGATCGAACAGCAAATGAACAACGCAATCCGCAATGGTATCGCGTGGAGCAACTCCAACACCTGCACAACTTTCGATCCTACTAACAATATGGCATGTGAGGTTTATCTTCACGGTAACCATATTGCAACTGTTTCAGATGAAACAATCACACTTTTCGATGGTGGTTGGCAGTCTAATACAACTAAGTCACGCTTAAATGCAATCATCAATGAATTCACCGATGGCACTAAAAACGGTGTATTTCAAAAAAACTGGACTTGGTACGTTACTGACAACGGTGAAACCAAAGAATTCACAAACGGTATGACTTTGGCAATCGCCTAAAGTCTACCGACTTTTTTTTATAAATCATGAAAAAACTCCTCAACATGAAATTTATCCTTTTGGTCATCATCGGGGCACTTCTTTGGAATAACAACGACGCCCGCCATTTTACCGCTGATTTACTAGACGATACCGCTAGAATCGTCCGCCCTGATTACAAACAGTTCACTGGGGTTAATTACTAATGAGAGTTGCATTACTTGCTATCGTCCTATTATTTGGAATCAAACTAGGCACTAACGTCATATCTTCATTCCAGGAACATATGGAGACAAAAAACTCTTATATGTGTAAAATAGATGTAAGTTACTGTAAAGAGTAATGCATCACGTTTTATATGAATGGTCCGAACTAGTGGAAATTGACAAACATGTTGAACATCTAGAAAATGCCATCTTGAGCATTAATCAACTGGTCCGATCATTACATAAAACAGATAATAAACATCTATATGATAGTTCCCTTATTATCATCCGTAATGAACTACAAAAACAACTAGATGACATTCTCGCCCAGTTCCCTAACTATCAAGAACTCAGAGACAAAAAACTATGAAACAATCAGACTTCATATTAGGGCAATATATCTCTATAGATGGTGTTGATGGTTTTATCACTTTTATCTCTGAGGATTACATCACCTATTGCATTAAGGAAATTGTCTACAATGACCAACAACGAACACACGCCCGAAGACAAAATAATCAGGTCAACGTTCTCATCTTCCGAAAATACTGGGGTGACATTCAACCAACAGATAAATTACATCAGGATTACATCGGGTGAGATTATTTCTATTCTGTGGAATTCTTTTAGAGATCACCTTATAAGAGAGAGAAAAAACCAAAGAGATCCACCTATTTGATAGTTTTCCACAAAATGCGGAAAATTGTGGAAATGTGGAAAAAAACCTATTAGTGTGTTTTATCTCTCTAAATGTGTCCGCCTGTTGTACCCTTAGCACGTCCCCTATGGATTGTCAACCCCTGTGAGAATATGCAGATAAATGTCAGATAGGCACTTGACTTAATTCTCAGAATCTGGTACAATTAACCTTGTAGAGGTTCAGAAACAATCTTAGTATCTTTGAGACTTATGACTTACTTTGTTTACGACACTAACAACAATCTCCGAGGATCTTTCAGGTCAATCTATGACCTCGAAGTTTATGTTGACGGTGTACGGAACTCAAGGGGAGACAGTTTCCCAAATACTCCGAGAATGTCACCCTTTGATTATCTTAAAAGTATCGGATGGATATGGGAGGTTAAAGACAATGTAGCAGCGTAGTTGACACACAGAGAAAAGTCGAGTATACTGGGGACAGTTAATAAGGTTCCTATGTGTAACTAACTAGCCCCTCTGATAAAATGTTAAGAATGGCAGTATTTTATGCCCCCTAAATGTTAAAATCGGCCACTACCCTAACCTACAAAGGTTCCCCAGAGCGATCAATATATTATTCCCTAAATCATTTACATCAGAATTAAAAAAATTTCTCAGGTAAAAAATGGACTCTAAGACTCGCGAAGAAAGACAAGATACTCGTGTATGGGCAATTGAGCAACTTATCAGGAAGGATGAGCAACTTGACCCAAGAATGTATGAATGTGCAGACTATTATGCATCTTCGTATGCATCTCAAGTTGTAGAAGATCTATATACACTATGGGTGGAGTGGAAAACGAAGAATCCCACAACTAACCCACAGATAAGAAATCGCCTATAGCAGCATGTCCCATAGATTCACTACACAACTAGAGGAAGACGACTACGGAGATCTTATCCTAACGATTCCTTATGATGTATGTGAAACGATGGGATGGGATATTGGTACTAATCTAGACTATGAAATGACCGAGGATGGACTCGGATTTATACTAAGGAAAACCCCCGATGAGTGAAGAAACAGAAGTACAGGAAGAACAACAACTAGGAGAAGCACTGCTTGCCATCAATGAGTGTCTGGTAGCGGTCCACAAGCGCCTAGAAGCGTTAGAAACGTATGTACAGGAACTACCTACCCCAGAGAAGACTTATTACAAACCAGAGGGGTATCCAGAGTACCTGAACTTACCTAGCAATTTCAAAGAAATCTACCGTAAAATCAAAATCATAGAAGATGGGATGCAAAACTAGGGGATACAACCTAAACGAATGTAGCGGTGGTGCCAACCCAGAACATTGCAATCATTATACACCAACCTCAGGGGGCGTAACCTTTGAGGTACAGGAGTATCCTGAGAATATTATCCGATCAGGTAACTACGAGATTCCTGGTAGGGAGACTGATAGGGTCATGTATCCTTTTGTAGAAGCAGATATATTACCAGCATCGAGCGGATCCACAGGGTCAGGTACAGGAAATCCATCAGTACATTGTGGAAAACAATCTAGAGTTAGTCCTTGTCAAGATACAGCAAGTGATGATTCCGTCAATCAGATCTTTTTAGATTACTATCCAAAGGATCTATCATTTGATCTACAGTTCTCTGATACATGGATATCGTACCTATACGATACATCTAATAACTCAGGTATCATTGGATCACCTTGCTTTCATATTGAAACTGAGGAACGTGATGGTGGGGACGGCGGCAGTCGTGAGATCTGTCATCCCTGTACTAATTTCACGTCAACACCTGAGGAGACATTACTCAGTTATACGGCATCAGAGACTCTTACAAACGATCCTGACTGTCCTCACCCCACATTGTTTGGTATTGGTACTAGGTCAGACAAGTTAGTATTCTCCTATGACGCCTTTTCCACAGTTCTCCCTAATGGTGTATTAGACTGGGAGTTCTCATATGATGGTGTTACATACACTGATGTATGGGATGAGGTTAATCAACAGGGTATTGCATATGAATCTACACAGAACCCTTGGCAATCTGGAGATGAAAGTTTTGATGACTTTGAGATATATGACTTCAGCGACGGATCCACAAGGACTAACTTTATCATTAAGGTAAGACTAGCGCCAATATATGATGATAGCGGCGCGACCACAGTATTCACAGGTACTAGGTGGACTGTAACAGAACTATTGAACAACGGAACGGGTTATCAGGTGGGCGATGTGTTCACTATGTCGTATACCCACACACATCCTGATAATAGTCAGACTACTCTTACCATGAATATCAGGGTAAAAACAGTTGGTCAGATCACTAATACTACTAATCAAACTGGTTTTGACGTATTAAGAGTAGGTGACACGCTAAATGGACATCTTATCACCCGCGCCTTCCACACAGAAGTGGGAGAGTTCCCATATCATGTTGTATATCTTGATGGAAACGGGTTAGATTTTACTAAAGAAACACAATATACATCAGACCGTGCCCACGTCGTCACTGCAAAAGCGGGTTATGGTATCAAAGATCGTGCATGTTTGATTGGTCTATACGAATTCCTAGACAAATCCTTACAATTTAGTACGGCAGACATTAATAGAAACGCTCCAGACATCTTCAATAGCATTGAACAACCCTCTGCAAAGGTCACTATTACTAATGGTGCAGTAACTGATATGTCTTTTAACGGCAATATCATATCTTATGACCTAAACAACCTAGAAAATAACCTCAAGAACTCTTATAGTAACGCTTCAAACGTTTCTTTATCAGGAGGAAATGGTTCTGGTGCTGTTGTAAACATTGAAACAGGTGATGATGGACGTATCAACGCTCTTGAAGTCGTCAATAGTGGGCAAAATTATCAAACTGGCGACGTACTTACCATACCAGGCGCTACAAAACCCTCTGGATCCCCTATAAATGCCACTGTAAGGGTTACTGACGTATCTACAACAGGTTCTGGATTCGCTAATCTAAAGGTAGCACCTATTTTAGAGATCTCTGGATCACCTGCATCGGAAGATGGAGACACTTCAAAGGACGCATCAGTGGAAGGAACGTTCGCAAATGGGTCATTAGCAAGTGTAAAGATCACAAAAGGCGGAGAAGGGTATACTCAAGACGATCCACCGAACATTTTTGTGCGGAATGTCTTTGAAACTACCAAAGAAATATTTGAAAACGCGGGACAGAGGGATGATTTAGTTCCAGAATTCCAAAATATGCTCAAAAGTGTACCTACTGGTCCTGAAAAAACGGATTATGAGGTAACAGTGAGTGATACAGACCTTCAAGCTATCGCGGATGCATACGCTGAAGTACCAAAATCTACAGAATTAAGTAGTATTGAACCAAAACTTGAGGTAAAACTAGATCCAGATCAAAAAAGGATCAACCAATTACCGCAACAGAAGTACAATAAAGACGCAACTGAACCGCTAAAAGACATTATGGTGGTGGATTATGATGTTTCGTACCTCGATGGTACGGATGTACCTAATGATGTGAAAGATGTTATCCGTGAAGAGAAACCTGCATCGGCAAAACGCATCCGTCAAAACATTGATGACATCACTCAACCCCGTATTCCTGAGTTTAAAACTAATAATGAGACTAAAATTGAGACTTGTGCTGGTAGTTTTACGCAATTGCCAACTGCTTCTCAGTTTACTAAATACATTATGCGTCAATATCGCGCTGATCCTGCAAAAGAGACCACTATTAATGTCACATTGAAGTGTATTCCGCAGGATATTGGGTGTACACACTTTGTTTGTAACGCTCCTACGCTTTCTCCTGGTTACAGTGAGCAAGTTGATGAGGGAAATGTCGATGAAGAAGGTAATCCAGTCACTACAACCTACACATATTCTTACACCATGTCACCATTATTGGGTCCTGGCGCTAAGGTATGGGAGGCATCAGGGACAATGAAGATTTATCATGACTTGACGAGAGCGGCAAGAACTGTTACACTAGCGACTGATGCATACGGCAATCCATTCTCTGATTAACAAATGGCAGGTTTAATGTGTGGACTGTACATGGGCACTTGCAGTGGTCATGGTACAGGTACAGGTGCTTCGCATCATCCAGGTTTGGGTGGTGGTACTCTCCCTAATTGTCCTCATCCGTCTTTGAGTCCTACAATTACTGCAGTTCCGCTACCCGCCACTAACGCTGTTGCTATTTGGCCACCACTTTCACAACTTCCTCAAGGTGTGCCTGGTGCTAAAGTAGCAAGAGTGTTTGTAAATAAGATCGTACCTATTGTTGATCAAGATATACTGACTCCGCATCCTACTCCAACGCAGTTCACTACGACCTCTGTTGGTTATAAATGCTTGACTGTCCGCAATACACCCGCTTGGTGGTGTACTCAAGGTACAGCGGGCGGTAGAGAAGCAGCAGCGGGACACTCAAGGAAGGCAATGGCAACCAGCAAAACAGTTTTCATCGGTGGAAGACGTGCTGTTCGCTTTGGTGACCCACTCGGAGACGGTACAACGGCATTTCCATGCCTCTCAACGGTTACAGGATCAAGTAAAAATGTTTTTATTGGAGGTTAATCCTTGGCAAAAATGAAAAAGTCGCTCGTAGGCGGCAATATGATTGAATCCACCCCTAAAAAGACTAGACAGGGGACTGGACAGCACACAAAATACTCGGCAACGTCCAGAAATGGAGCAAAAAAGCGTTATCGGGGTCAAGGTCGATAAATAAAAAGGGATAGGAACCCCTCAAAAAGTTCTTTACACTATTTTGGAGGACTTATGGGTAGAAATCATGTTCCAGATCACGTTCCCGAGATGATGAAACACGATTTTGGTACAACTGTACTAATTACAGATCCAAAATCTGATCGTTATCTGCAACGTAGTCAAAAAATCGACAACAATCAATGGTCTGAGAGTCACAAAAAATGGCGTTAAAGAAAATCGGAGGTCAAAATTTTACCAAATCAAGGAGTTTCTCTGATTTGGCGATTAACTTCGCTCGTAATCCTTTTACCGATGATGTTTCTTCTGTCAAAAACGATAATTCTATCAAACAGGCAGTAAAAAACCTAATTTTAACTCAACCAGGCGAAAAACCTTTTCAACCTCTTGTCGGATCTAGAGTAAACGCTCTGCTGTTTGAACCTCTAGATCCTTTTACAGCAGATGCACTGAAGGAAGAGGTAATAAATACCATTAGTCAAAATGAACCCAGAATCGAACTCGAAAATGTTTTTGTGACACCAATTTATGAAGGTAATAAATTAAATATTACGATTGAATATAAAGTAGTCGGGTTACCCATTGTCGAAACAATCAATTTCGTCTTACAGAGACCTGAGTAATGCAACCTAATAACTTAACAGCATTAGATTTTGAGGATATTAAATCCTCGATCAAATCATACCTAAGAACTCGTACAGAATTCACGGATTATGACTTTGATGGATCTTCACTGTCGTATCTTATTGATACATTAGCATATAATTCATATTATACTGCATTCAACGCAAATATGTCGTTGAACGAGACTTTCTTGCCGTCTGCTACGGTTAGAGATAATGTTGTTAATATTGCAAAACTTTTAAACTACGTTCCTAGGTCAATTTCAACATCTAAGGCATGTTTGAAACTTGAAGTACAGACAAATCAAACTGGTGGGTCATATCCTACCTCTGTAACCCTTAAGAAGGGTCCAGTCGCCACTGGTGGTGCTTACATTTGGAATATTCTTAATGATGTTACTACTACAGTCAACGCATCTACTGGTGTTGCTACTTTCGACAGTTTGATAATCTATGAGGGATCGATTGTCAACTTTGCATACGTCGTAAATACGTTTGCATCCCAAAATTATAAGGTTCCTTCTGAAGATGCCGATATTTCAACCCTTTCGGTAAGAGTAAGACCTAACGAATCTTCTACAGAGTTTGATCTTTACAATAGAGTCGATACTGTTACCAACTTAACTCCTACAACTCGTGCATACTTCTTATCAGAAGGTGAGGACATGAGATATGAAGTTAGATTTGGTGATGACAGTGTTGGTCGTGCTCTGAAAGATGGTGAGGTCGTAGAATTTGAATATGTAGTTACTTCTGGTAAAGAAGCAAATGAAGTTAGTAGATTTAACTTCGTTGGAAGAATGATTGATACTAATGATATCACATATCAACCAAATACCATCACTGTTACAGTAAAAGAGAAATCACAACAGGGTGCAGCAGCAGAAACAGTCGAGTCGATCAAGTATAACGCTCCTCGATATTATTCTGCACAATACAGAGCAGTTACTGCTCAAGACTATGCAATTATCACAAGAAATATCTATCCTAACGCTGATTCCGTAGTTGCATATGGCGGAGACGCTTTAAATCCACCTGTATACGGAAAAGTCTACGTTGTTATCAAAACTAAGACAGGATCTCTTCTTAACGATGCTACAAAGAAAGAAATCCAGCAAGATTTGAGAAAATATGCGATGGCATCTATTGATCCCGTAATTACGGATCCTGATGACATTTATATCTACCTGAAACTGTTTGCATTGTACGATACAGGTTGCGGATCTAATCCTTCTGAGATTGAGACTGATATCAATAACGGTATTACTGATTGGGCAAGACAAACTCAAATTAATAATTTCAACTCCACATTTAGATCAACTGATTTCGAGAAAGCAGTAACACTTTCTAATAAGTGCGTTACTGATGTATCTCTGCAGACAACTATTTTAAAATATATCAAACCGTCAACCAATCAGACTAACACTTATTGTATCTCTACTGGATCTGGTCTTTATAACTCTGCTCCTAGTCAAGATGGTAGTGATGATGGCAGCGGCAACGGAAGTCAGACTTGTAAGAAAGAACCTGTAATTCTTTCTGGTACTTTTAGAACTGCTGAACGTCCTGGTATTGATCAACAGTTTGAGGATGATGGATTCGGTAATTTAAGAACTTTCTATAATACTGGTACAAGAAAGATCTATACAAATGACACTGCAGGTACAGTAAACTACGATACAGGTGAAATTTGTTTCGGTCCTTCTAATGTTATTGGTGCTGGTACAAATATTGCTCCTAATACAGCAGTATCAATCACTGATTCAATTACTGGAATTGGAACTATTGTAGATCCTACACAATTACCTACGAATATTCAAATTCCTGTTGTGTTTGTTCCTGCAAACAATAGTACAATTCCTGCAACTACACCTGGCACAATTATCAATATTGTTACTCCTTCGATTACAGTTGCACCAGTTGGCACAGTAACGCCTCCTACAATCCCTCTAAATAGTTTGACGCCAACGGTCTTCAATCAAACACCAACTACGATTGACATTCCTGCGATCGATAACTCAGGTTCTATCAGCGGCAATAGTTGCTTCTAAATTAAGAGATGAATATTAATAAGGTTTCTCAGTCTATAGCGAAGCAGACTCCAGAATTTATTGGGTCTGAATACCCGCTATTTAATAAGTTCATCGAGTATTATTATAGGTCTCAAGAGAAGACAGGTCTTGGGCAGAATATTCTCAATAATTTTCTGCAATACCTTGACATTGATAAACTCGACATCGGCATCTTAGACGGTGCTACTAAAATTGTTGAGCCTATCACTGCAAATAGTGAAAGTATTGTTGTTGAATCTGTTGACCAATTTCTTGATAGTAATGGTTCTATCTTAATTGGTGGCGAAGTTATTTACTATGAGAGTACCACATCATCTCCTAATATTGCTCTCAGTCCTGGTATTTCCTATGATCAGGTAAAACTTAAGTGGACTACCCTTGCTCAGATCATTAATGATTTTGATGGTAGTCAAAGAACATTCCCTCTGACATCTCAGGCAAATCCTGTTGCACCTCCTACAGCTCAACATTTGATTGTTAGTGTATATGGAGAAGTATTGATTCCTGGCACGGATTATACTGTAGATGGCACAAATATTGTATTTACTACTGCACCAAGAACAAGAATCGCGTCTGACGATAATTCTGCAACTTACATCACGTTTTTAAGTGGTTTTATTGAAAACCCTATCAACGCTGTTGACAATCTTTCAAACGCTTTTGGTGAGGGTAAAACTGAGTTCAAGATGACTCGTAACGGGATTGCATATTTCCCGATTGTTGATGAATATGTTATTGCTGTATATGATAATAAACTTTTAGAACCTAAGGTAGATTTCTTCCTTGATGGTGATAATTTTATCTTCGCTGAGGCACCTCTAAACGGAAGATTCTTATCCATCTATTCTGTTGAAGCACCGATTCCTTCTTTTGGATCTGGCGCACTTGGATATGCTCGTGTTAATGATGCTGGTGAGTTAACATCTATTTCTATCAACGAAACTGGTTCGGGATACAGATATCAATACCCTCCTAAAGTTTCTATTAATGCTGCTCCTAATGATTCAGGAATAGGTGCTTCTGCAACTGCTCTTGTAAATGGTGTTAAGAACTTCTCCTTGCTTGAGGGTGGTAGAGGTTATAGTGATACAAACCCGCCAACAGTTATTATTGAACTTCCTACTGTAAGTGGATCTAAACTTGCTGAATTGAAAGCAACAGTAACGAATGGTTCTATCACTGCACTAGAAATCGTCAATTCTGGTAGTGGATATACATTTACACCTAGAGTTACTTTTAGACAACCTGGTGGCGCTAAACTAGCGCCTCCTACGCTTTCTAATGGTTCTATCAGTGGTGGTCTTACAATCACTGATGGTGGACAAGGATATTCAACTCCTCCAGTAATTTACGTTGATGAACCAACTGGACTTAACCCTATTAAAGCAAGTTTCCAAGCAGTATTGACTGATGGTGTTATTTCTAGCATCACTACACTAAATGCTGGTCAAGGATATACAACAGTTCCTAGAGTTGCTGTTATTGATCCTACTGGTGCTCAAGTATTAGAAACTCAAGTTGATGGCGACGGTCGTGTAATTGGTATTGACGTTTTAAGCGGCGGTAGTGGATATGATGATGTCCCTTCTGTTTACATTGTAGATAATAGACAAAATGGTGGTACAGGAGCAACTGCTACTGCTTCTATTTTCAATGGAAGAATCACCGATATCAATATTGGTAACTTTGGTAGTGGATATAGTGCTGCTCATCCCCCAACAGTTATTATTCAAGCACCTCCTCAAGCAGAAGCATCTGTTGAGATTGGTTTGAATGAAATTACTGGTTTCTCTATCAATAAAGCAGGTAAAGATTATTCTAAGGCAAAATTTGTTGGATGTGCAAGAGCAGCAAGTGGTATTACCTCTTATACTGAAACTGGTAATGCTGTATTTTCCAATAACACAATGGCAATGCCTGCTGCCGTTGATGATAATGTAAAATGTCTTGATGCTATCTTTGTCAAGAGATTATTAGACAAATATACAGAACAGTTCCTTCCTGATGTTCCTGAACTGGACTATAAGAAGATTGACGTTCGTACAGCAATCAAGTCTGTAAAAGATTTTTATTCTGCTAAGGGTACATCCTTTAGTGTCGCTTATCTGTTCAAATTACTGTATGGTGAGCAGATTAGTATTTCGTATCCTAAGGATCAAATTGTAAAACCTTCATCTGCAACTTGGTCTATTGATACTATTCTTCGTGCCACACTTGTAAGTGGTAATCCTACAGATATCAAAGATGGTCTTCTAACTCAAGAAGAAGATATTGCAGATCCTAATATTAGGTCAGCAAGTGCATTGGTTGAGAACTACATCTCAATTAAAACTTCTGATGTTGAGATCTTTGAACTTGTTCTGTCTGAAGAAACTATTTCTGGTTCTTTCACAGTTCCTTATAAGACAAAACTTGCAGAACCTCTTGGAACAGAAGATAACGTTATTACAGTTGACTCTACTATTGGTTGGCCAGAAAGAAACGGTGAGTTTGTAATAGGTGGATCTGAAGTAGTTCAATATAAGGAAAAATCACTTAACCAGTTTATTGAGTGTACTCGTTCTGTAAACAATATTGTTGAAGATTGGGA